AGACTAAAGTCCAGTGAAATCAGGTAGTTACAGTGGTTGCCTATTGGCGTATTGCGCCATAAATAAAAGTAAAGGATGCGCGGCGTAAACATAAAATAGTTCTTGCGTATTTAAGGCAAAAATAACATAAAATGTAGGGCCGTAATCTATTCAATATGGGGTAAAACGAGATAAAGTCAATAAAGTTGAGTTGATTGCCTTCATGCGGCATAAAAATAACGCGAATTCGATTTAGATTTAGGTTGAATAGCTTAATAGCGGATTACACTCTAACTAATCGGAAAGGAGCCAATATGTCAGAGGTACAGCCAGAGAGTCAGGAGCAAAAACAAATTCCGGCGCCTCCAAATAAGAACCCAGTTTTTGTTCAACACTGGAACAAACTAGTAGTTGAGATTATGACTCGCGAAAACTTCAAAGAAGGTCATCTGTACCAGTTGGCGATCCTTTGCGATGCTTATGTCGAGTACTATCTTTTGAAGGAATCTCTTGAGCTGACTGGTTATACCTACACGACAATCGAAGGCAGGAACGGTACTCAAGTGAAGCCGTATCCAGAGGTTCAGCAATTAAACAGGACTCGCGCTGAAATCCGTTCGCTTTCCAAGCAACTCGGCTTAATCTTATACAAAGACACCGAAACTCGTGATGAGGTTTCGGATGACTGGGACTAATCGTGGGGGTTGGAATTTCGATAGACTGGTCTGCCTATCCGAATTGCGCGAGAGGCTATCAGTACGCTCAAGATGTTGCCGATGGAAAGATAACTGTCTCTCGGTACATCTATGGATGCGTAGAGCGATTTCTTTCTGACCTTGAAGAGGAAAAATACCCATTTGACTGGCAAAGAGCAGAGAGATTCTTAAGGCTCGTCCAAAAGTTCGAACACGTTATCGGCGATTGGCCAGAAAAAAAGATTAAGTACGAGCCTTGGCAATGCTTTGTCTGGATGAACATAGTCGGTTTTTTGAATCCGATAACAGGATTCAATCGTTTTCGAATAGCACACATTGAGATCGCTCGCGGAAACGCAAAATCAACAATGAGTTCACTCGCAGCATTGTATTACCTTGCGTTAGATTCAAAGTCGGGAAATCAAATTGCTGGCGTTGCGACCAAGAAAGATCAGGCGAGAATTGTCCTCGATGCTGCAAGAGCGATGGCGATGAGGTGCAAGCCGTATATCAAAAACACTGGAGTTAAAGTACAGGCTCATTCGATCATACAGCCAGCGACTAACAGCTCGATGGTAGCTCTTTCCAGCGATCATTCGGGACTTGATGGATTGAACTTGCGTCTTGCGATTCTTGATGAACTTCATGCAATGAGACGTGACACTTTCGACGTTATCTATTCTGGTATGTCTAAACGACTTGATTCACTAACTCTCTGTATCACCACTGCGGGATTCAACACGGACTCGGTTGGATATTCTCAAAGTCAGTATGCGAAAAAGGTCGCACTCGGCGAAGTAACCGATGACCAATTTTTTTCTGCGGTTTTCTGCATTGATGAGCTTGATGACCCTTTCGACGAATCGGTATGGATAAAGGCTAATCCGAACTGGGGAGTCAGCGTAGACTCTCTGACTTTCAAAGCAAAAGCTGAGAAATCAAAGAACACTCCGGCAGACCTCCCGAACTTCAAGGTTAAACATCTAAATATGTGGCTGAGTGAAGCGCAAGCTTTCTACGACCCAGCAAAATGGGACTTGTGCGCTGATGTTAACCTCAAGATCGAAGATTTCAGAGGGATGAAATGCCGAGTCGGTGTTGATATAGCTTCGCGGGTGGATTTGACTTCGATTGCTTATCTTTTTGTGAAAGACGGAATATACAATTTCTTTGATTATTCGTACGTTCCAGAGCAAACAGTTAAAGAAGTACATTCAGTTCTGTATGACGACTGCATCGCCAAAGGTGCCTTAATAAAGACGACTGGCGAAGCGATTAACCAAGATCAAATAAGAGACCAGATAGTCGCAAACTCGAAGCTCTACAAGATCGAGGAAGTTTGTTGCGATCCATGGAATGCGCTACATCTTATGCAACAACTACAACAAAAACGAGTTCCTACAGTTGAGTTTCGGATGACGACTGCCAATTTATCAGAGGCCACAAAAACTCTAGATGAGTTAATCCGAAAAGGTCTAGTTCGACACAACGGCTCGCCTTTGCTTAGGTGGTGCATATCAAACGTGGTCTGCAAAATAGATGCGAACGATAATGTCTTTCCTCGAAAGTCTCATGAGAGACTGAAAATTGACCCAGTGATAGCAATGCTCATGGCTTTAGCATCGCAAATTCAAGAGGAGCGAAAGTCTTCGATCTACCAAAACGAGGCCAGAGGTTTAAGGATAATCTAAAAAGTCATTTGACGGTCATGTTTTTTTGAACCTACAATTTTTGTCTGGGGGACAAAATGCCAAAGGTTCATAATCTGAAGGATTCAGAAAAGCATTTCACCGTGAGAAACAAGTCAAACGGCAAAGCCGAAGTAATCATATACGGCTCTATCGGAGCCAGTTGGTTCGAGGAAGGAATCACGGCTAAGGCGGTCTCCGATGAACTCAAAAAACTCGACGATTCGGTAAAAGACATTACTGTAAGAATCAACTCCCTCGGCGGCGATGTGTTTGAGGGCATCACTATCTACAATAGACTGAAACAGCACAAAGCCAAAGTGACGGTCTTCGTTGATGGAATTGCGGCTTCGATTGCTTCCATCATTGCACTTTCTGGCGACGAAGTAATTATGTCCGAAGGGTCATTACTTATGATTCACTTGCCTTGGACTTACACCGCCGGAAATCGTAAAGACCTAGAAGACACAATTGATAGACTTGCTGATGTTGAACAGCAATTACTTGCGATCTATTCAAAGAAGACCAAGCTTGATCGAATCGAGCTTAAGTCAATGCTCGAAAAAGAAACTTGGATGGATGCTTCTCAAGCGATTGACCTTGGATTTGCCGACAAGACGGATTCTCAAGCAATTCCAATCGCTGCCTCTGCGCTCAAAAATGCGGTTTGGCTTCGCAAGCCTAGCGATAAAATCCGCACAACGACCGCCGAGGCAAAAGCAAAGCTCACTGAATTAAAATCGAAAATCGAAGGTGTTTTAGCTCGCAAAAAATAGCGCAGCTTCGCTTACGACAATTAACCAAAAAGGAGAAAAAAATGACACTTAAGGAATTGCGTGAACGACTCGCGCAAATCAAAGCAGAAACTGATGCTTTTGAAGGCATCGAAGATTTCGAGACTGAGCAAGTTGAAAAAATCAACGCTTTGTCTGAGGAATACAATCAGATTACTAACAAAATCTCTGCGTTAGAAAAAATCGACGAGATTAAGGCGAAGTCTGAGACTTCTAATCGCAAAGTACTTCCAGCTTCTACTACTCCTAGTGTGGAAGTTAAAGCTTCACTTAAAGAAAAGCAGGGCGGCTTCAATTCAATGGGTGAATTCTTGAGCGCGGTTCGTACTGCCTCTACAGGTAAGATGGACCCTCGTTTTAGCAACGCTGCATTTGAAAAGTCGGGGGAGGACGGAGGATTTCTCGTCCCAGAAACCTTTATGTCGGAAGTGACCCGCAAGTTACAAGCCGATGATTCATTGCTTGCAAGAACTCGTCAATTTACGACAACGAGCAATTCTTTGACTTTGCCAGTTGATGAAACTGCTCCTTGGAGTGGCGGCGCGAAAGCGTACTGGATGGGCGAAGGTAAGTCCTATACTGAGTCAAAGGTCGCAGTTGGACAGGCTTCATTCCGTCTTCATAAGCTCGGAGTAATGACTGTTGTAACAGATGAGCTTCTAGAAGATGCAGTTGCGATGGAAAGCTATGTTCGCATGAGTGCGCCTACTGCGATTCAGCAAGCAATCAACGAAGCTATCATTTCTGGAAATGGCGTTGCAAAGCCAGCAGGATTATTGAGTTCAGGTTTCAAAGTTCAAGTATCAGCAGAAGGCGGTCAAACTGCCGACACAGTTGTTACTAAGAACGTAATCAAAATGTACTCACGCTTAATCCCTCAAAGCCGTGGCAATGCTGTATGGTTAATTAACCCTGCGGTTGAAGAACAGCTCCGCTTGATGAAGGATGATAACAATAACTTCCTTTACGTCCAAGGTGGAAACCTTGCTGCAAGTCCTTATGGATTGCTGATGGGTAGACCTGTATTGCCTATGCTTGGCAGTATGCCACAACTCGGCGACGAGGGAGACATTGTACTTTGTGACCTAAGTTACTATTACTCAGTAATGAAGTCTGGCGGTATCAAGGCTGCTCAATCTGCACACTTGTACTTTGACAAAGATATGCAAGCCTTCAAATGGACTTTGCGAATTGACGGAGGATGCCCATTCAAGGCTCCAGTAAATCCTCAATTCGGAACATTCCCAATGTCGGCGTTCGTAACACTAGCGGCTCGATAATAGAATAGGAGAATGAAATGAGAGAACAATTTTTATTGGAAGAAGCAAACATAGCGGCGGCTGGAGTTCCAGCTTCAATCGCTTCTGGCTTGACTGGCGCAAGAGTAAAGATGACTAACGGTGATCGCATGGCCATCGTTATTTCTATTGATACGTCTACAGCTTCAACCGTCGATATTACTTTGCGACAGCATGACGCTGCCTCTGCTGGAAACTCAAAAGTACTGGCCGTTGGAAATCCATATTATAAGAAGATCGGCTCTGCTACGGTTTTTAGCAAAGTTGAGCCAGCTTCTCCAGCGTCAAACTACGTTTTGACTTCTGATTTAAGCACCGCAAAGGGAATTGTAGTTTTTGAAGTTCTGCAAGAGGACGTAGATACTACTAACGGTTTTGCGTGGATCAGCGTTGATTTTGCTGCGGCTGGAACTGCAAAACTTTGCAGCGTCCTGTACGTTCAGCGAAATTCACACTTTAAGCCAGCTTACAGCTTGGCTCTTTAATCATCATAATGTGACGGAGGGCAATGCCCTCCGTTGTGTTTATTTGGGAGAAAAATATGGGAAAGACAATTAAGCTAAAATTTTCTCAAGACGCTTACTTCAATGGCGAATTGGCTTTTGAGAAAGAAAAGGTTTACGAAGTAGAAACTGCAAATGGCTGGGCCGATAGATGGATACGCCGTGGCGCGGTCGAAGTAGACCATTCTGGTGAAGAAATGGGCGAAAAACCTGAAGAAATTGTTGAATCATCCAAAGAAGCGTCCGAAGATTCTAAAGAAACCAAAAAGAAGAAAAAGTAATCTTTTGCGTTTTGGGGAAAAATGTCGCTCTTAAATAAAATTGTAAATTTAATCAGAAAAAAAGAGCAGATTGATTCTCCTCGCCGTGGTTTTGGTCTCGGTGCTGGAATTGTAATTCACGAGGATACGGCCATGACTGTATCTGCCTTCAACCGAGGCGTGATTTATATTTCGAGCCAAATCGCCAAGCTTCCTTGGCATATTAAGAACTCAAAAAACGAAATTCAAAGCGGTTCTTTAAGTAACCTCCTTGATCTCTCGCCAAATCCAGAAATGAATAGCTATCAATTCCGGCTTTGCATGATTCAAAATGCTTTGATTCACGGAAATGCTTTTGCTGAGATTGAGAGAAATGCTATCGGAAGGCCAATAGCACTATGGCCGATTGAAGCATCCAGAGTTGAAGTATTAAGAGCTTCTACTGGTGAACTTCTTTACCGTGTCTCCGGCGGCGGCGCGAACTTCGAGGATGTTTACCTAAATCCTTTTGATGTTTTTCACGTTAGAAATCTGCACACGAAGGATGGAATCTTAGGGCAAGGAATTGTGGCCTATGCGATTCAGACTCTAGGAATTTCTGCCGGAGCCGACCAAATGGCAGCGAACCTGTTTGCGAACGGCGCAATACCTTCAGGTGTAATCGAGGTAACTGGTGTCCTTGGGGATGAAGCTTTTGAGAGAATTAAAACCTCTTGGAAAGAGGCTCATAGTGGTAGAAAGTCTGCCGGAATCGCCGTACTCGAAGAAGGTGCCAAGTTTAATCCGATCACTATTAACCCTGATGTTTTACAGTTTCTCGATAGCCGAAAGTTTTCGGTAATTGAAATAGCAAGATTTTTAGGGCTACCGCCCAGTAAGCTTTTCGACTCCGATGCTGGAAGGCATGGAAATACCGAAAACCAAAACTTAGAGGTAGCTACCGATACTCTAGATGCGTGGGCCAAGAATCTGGAAATGGAAGCTGACATTAAAGTTCTAAATAATCGCTTCGGCGGTCGCCATAGTGAACTTGATCTTTATGCAGTTTTCCGAGGAGACATGGCCACACGAGCTGATTACTTCAGCAAGCGTATGCAAACAGCGAGCATGACTCCAAACGAAATACGCATGAGAGAGGGCGATGCGCCTTATACTGATGGTGATAGATTCTTTGTCGCTATCAATAACTACTCTCCAGCCGACAGAATTGATGAAATCATTGATTCTCAAGTTCAATCTAAAAATGCACCGAAGGCGACTCCAAATTCAGGAGCCGAGGACGCTTTAACAAAGGCCGCGCTTGATTTTCTAACAACGAGGTAGAGCATGAGAGAAGAAGCTCTACTAGCGGTAGCTGCAAAACTAATCGAAAAAAAGATTTCAGAGCCGATAATTGGACCACGAGGATTTCGAGGCATAAACGGTCTTGACGGAAAATCCTTCGAGTGGAACGAACACGAAGATAAAATAAGAGACTTGATAAGACAGAACTCTTTGAAGTTTTCTGACCTTTCTATCGAGGAAATAGAATCACTTCGCGGTCCTGCCGGACAAAACGGAAAAGATGGAAAAGACGGTCGCGACGGTAAAGACTTTAGTCTTTCGGAACATCTTAAAGAGATTGATTCGATAGTAACAAATTATGTTTCTACACTTGATTTGAAGCTTAAGTTTGATGATTTGACCGAGGAGCAAAAGCTTTCCTTAAAAGGTGAGCGAGGGCCAAGGGGTCAGAGGGGTCGCGATGGACGCTCCTTTGACTTGTCCGAGCATCAAGATTTGATAAATGAAATCAAAGACAGTGCTAAAATTAAATTCTCGGACCTAAAGGATGAGGAACGAGAGGCCCTAAAACTGCGATTCTCGGACCTTAGGGATGAGGAACGAGAGTCGCTCAGGCTTAAATTTTCTGATCTAACTATAGATGAATTAAATGAAATCAGGGGGCCTAGAGGTCAGCGCGGCAAGCGTGGGGATAATGGCGAAAGAGGAGAAAAAGGAGACCGAGGCGATATTGGTCCTATGGGTCCAAGAGGAGTGCGCGGGCCAATCGGGATGACTGGGCAGCGAGGAATGGTCGGGCCTCAAGGGATAGCCGGAAAAGACGGTCGTGACGGTTTAGATGCTCCGGTAATAGAGTCTGTGGAAGTCGATCAAGACCGCGAATCTTTCACCATAAAAATCTCGCTCTCAAATGGACAAGTTTTAGAAACTAATAAAATTAAAATACCGACGAATACAATTATTATCTCCGGCGGCGGCAGAGGAGGAAGTGTGTTAGCTGATTACAAGACGCACGAAGTAGACGAGGCATCTGGAATAACTTATGTTGGCAGAATTAAACCTTTGTCTGGAGAGTGGATGATCGAAAGAATAAGTCACTCCGGCAATGACTCAAGCACCGTGTTTGCTAACGCATCTAACAACCCTGCTAATTCTCTTTGGACACAAGCGTGGGCGAATCGAGCAACCTTGAACTACACGACTATTAACAACCTGAAAGACCTTTAACTTGATGCCTAAACCAAAATATCTCAGAATCTAAAGATAACAGGATGATTATATAAACTATGGCCACGTTTAACCTCGCAGCAAATCAAAACTTTCAGGACCCTGCGTTTTCGACGAGGACAGGCAACGATGTTTACAATCTAAACGGATTCACCTTAACAATCGACACAGATACTCGCTATTGCGCTAACGCTACCGCGACTACTGGCAATATCGGAAGCGTTACTGTTTCGGCGACTTTAGGTGGAAACCTTCTCGTTGATGGGCGAGGCGTTTACTTAATCCCTTTTACTGGTGGAAGCGGGACAGTTCCGGCCATCGGGACTACGATCACTCAACCAAGTCCGAACGGCTCATTTGCTTATCTCTTAGGAGTTTGGTCTGCACTAAATGTGGCTCCGACTGCGGCTGGCGGAGCAATGCCAGCGAGTGGATTTATAAAAGTAAAACAGAAAACAGGAACCTTTGTTTCTGGTAATGCCTTGGGAAATATTACCGCCACACAGTCAAGCGCAGAGCGACGAGGTTGGATTGAAGTCGTTGGTGTCGAAGCTGCGACAATTACAGCGAACCGATTAGGCACTGTGCAAATGCTTGGCGAATGGTTTGAACTTGGCACAACATCAGGTGTTGCGAACCAAACATTTCAAGCCCCAGCTTCACTAGCTAACACCTATTACGCTGGTTGCTTTATTGAACAAAACGCGGGCGCGGGTGACTTCGAATTCTATCCTTGTGCTGGTTCTGCAACGACCATTGCAACCGACATTCGCGCTAAGGTTTGTTGGATTAGCACGCAAGGACTTGTTCGATTAGGGCACAATGGCACGGCCAATGCTGGTTACACGCCCCCCGCAGGGCTTCGTGTTGTGGTTCCAAACATTGTGACAATCAATGTGACAAGTGCCGCCATGGGAACGAACGTAGTCCCGAACGCGACCCTTGCAACCCGCTATGATTTTACGACCACGGGCGGGGGTGCCATCACAATAGACAAAGCTAACCTTGCTTGGTTTCCTTCGTTTGCCCAAGCGTATTCAGTTCAGATTACGAACACAGGCATTCACGAACAGCTAAACATTTCAGAGTGCGCTTCACCCATCACTTTAACAAATGTTGGAGTGGGCCAAACCGCAGCGCAAACACAAGCCGCATACTTAATCACGCTTTGTTTTGCGGGCGGCACGTTTACTAATTGTGTTTGGACTAGATACAGTTTGCCGTCTTCAGGTAATGCTGTTGCGGGTTTTACGGACTGTTCGGGCTTTACAATGATAAACTGTAAGTATCACCCGATGCTTGTTAAAGCTAACGCTGGGGCGAACAGTATCTCTGACATTCGTTCGCAGAACCTTACTTACACAAACCCGATTATTGTCGGCGGTAAAATGTTATTCACGACCTGTTCAGGTATCACAATAACAAACACACATTTTGCCGATAAGATCACAGGTACTACAGCAACAACATCAACAGAAAACAACTATGTATGGGAATTAACTACAGCAACAACTAATGTTTCAATTTCAGGTCTGGACTTCTTGGGGCTTACGAATGTTCACCCATATCTAGGACTTCTTTCAGTTCTTGCTGCAAGCTGCGGCAATATAAAGCTTCGTAACATTGGAACACGTGCTGCACCTTTATCGCTAGGTTCAGCCAATCAGACGGGTACAGTTTTAGTTTTCGCGGCGGGTGCGGCGGCATCGGACATAAAGATGCAACGTGTTTATGTGGCGAACACTAGAACTAATCTTTGGTCGCTAGATAACTCAACAACTAGGGTACAGATAGATAATTGCGCGGGTGATTACGCAGACGTTCCCGTTGCTTCAGGATTAAACTTGAGCGCACGGGCTATTGCTGCAACGCCAACCTACGCGGCTTCAACATCGGTTTACGGTACACATTTCTTCGATCATTTTACTTCGGCAACCGTGGGCCGCCTTGCTATTCTAATGAATGAAGCTACAGCATTGACCGCTTCACAGGTTTCACTTGCGAATGGTGCAGGGTTCACGTCTGCGGGCGGGCTTTATATGCCTGTTATCGGACAGACTGCGACCTTTGAAATGCCTTACTTTGCTAAAGGTCACACCTCGTTTCAAAACGCGGCGGCGGTCATGGCGGGCGGCACTATTGCGAACTATCGCTTCATTTATCAAATAGACACTGGCTCTGGATATTCTGCGGCAAGCTCCGAACTTACTGCCGCCGCTTTAGGAACTGCATTAAGCGGAATCGGAGCAATAAATCCAGCGACCGGATTTAAGTTAAAGTTAACTATTAAGACCACGACCACAAATGCGACTGCCATCACATCGCTATATGTTTTAACAAACTCTACCGCAGTCGCTCAAGATAACCTATATCCTCTAGATGTTTTAACACTTCAACTAACAGGCTTAATTGCTGGAAGTGACATAGTAATCCTCGCTGCTGGAACGGAAACAGAAAGAGTTAATGTAGATTCTAACCCAACTACAACTTACAACTACGTTTACGAAAGTCTTGAAAATGTAGACATAGGGGTTTTCAGAGTTGGATATGTACCGTTTTTTGTAAGAAACTATAGTCTGCCAGCAAACGGCGGTTCGCTGCCAATAGCGCAGGTGCAGGACAGAAACTACAGTAATCCATAGGAGGGATTATGCCTTTAATTCAAGACCCAGATTTATTAGTCGTAGGCACCGAGCTTTCGCTCGATACTACGGCAAAAACGATTGGACTAAATGTCGCTGGAAATTTGATCGCTAAGGATGGCGTGACGATGCAAGCTTTGTACTCGAAGCTTATCGACCTCTGGACCACAGCTACCTACAACAAGTTTCCATTCCCGATGTACACGATTGATAGCCGATCAGGTCAGTTTCAACTAGGTACTGACGGAGCAACATTTAACGGCTGGAAATTTCTGAACGACACTTCTAGGCAAATGATTCGTAACGCTGGTTGGAGTGAATTCTCAAATGCCGGAGCATTACAGAGACAGTATGTCGGCATTGTCGCTCTTGCTTCCGGCTTTCCGGCTGGATCACAATTTTACTATCAAAGAGCGAGCGGCGGAACTGCGATAAACTTTACTTTCACTGATTCACCGAACGAAGGAATCCAAGTTTTTGGCGATGCGACGAATGGGAACTTCGATAATAGAACATTCTTCAAGATTTTTTGCCGCGAGCAAGGTTACACCTTCGACGATGCAGTTTTAGGAGACGTAGGTGAAACTTCGACTGGTGCATTTAAGGTATCACTTCCTCTATCAGTAGGAAGCGATCTTAAAATTACTGCCGCCGATGGAGCCATGATAGGCGCACCATATTCGAGCATTATCGCGACTTATTACGGAACCAATCAAAACATTTCAATCAACGGAACAAACTATCCGTTCCGAGTAATTATTGATGGCGCATCAGCAACACTTGAGCAAATTTATACCAAGATTCAATACCTACTTCGACAAAGTTCCGATATTGATTCTGGTGCTGGGAGTGTTACTGGAAAGACTGCTAACTCCCTCTGTTATTTTGTGGGCGACACCTTGTACACCACTCAAGGCGTATTCATTCAGAACATTCAAGCGGCAGATTTGAATAGAGTTGTATTCTTAGATCAAAATAGTGTTCAGCGCACTTATGCCTATGTCGCTGCTGGAACGATTAACTTCAACTCGTTTTTACAGGGAGCTGGTTCTTATTATCGAATGTATTTCACGGCACCTACCGGAGCTGGAAACGATTACGGCGAAAGCGGAGCTATAACAGTGAACGATGCGAGTGCGGCGGCTATCGCTGGAACTATTTCTGGATCGACCGTTAGCTTCACCTTTGATTATGATGGCGACACACTAGGCGGTACGGCTGGCACTGATAAAGCTGTCACGGTGGTAGCTGGACGCGCTGGATTTGCGAAACCAGTCGTGGCCACTGGAACACTGACTAGAAGTAAAACTATTTCTATTTCTCTCGTCGCCGAGCAGGAAAGAGCATATCTTAATCCTTAAGGAATTATGGCTTAT